AGTTTTTAAACTTCAACAAGGACAAATAGTTTTATCTAAACAGATTAAAAAGAACTCTACTTTTGTTAAAGTTAATATCATATTTAAAATCCCATTACTAATGCTTTGCCAGTTGTTGAAATAGTATCATTCATACTTCCTGACACAACAGTTGCACCACTTCCATTTGGAGTAATAGTTATATTTCCATTTGCTCCATCTAGTAATGTTATGTTTCCAGCATTAGTTCCGTTATTTGTATTTAAAATTAAATCTCCTGTACCTTGTGTGGTAAGTGTTGCGTTAGCATTGTTATCACCAACCTGAACAGTATCTGCTCCAAGATTAACATCACCACTTCCGTTTGGAATAATACTAATATCTCTGTTTGCAGTTGAAACGATATCAAAAGTTACAACATCTAAATCCTCACCTAATTGCGGCGAGCCATCATCTGCTACACTTCCAATACCTGCGGTAATACTTGCCCAAGACGATCCGTTGTAATATTTGAGAGCATTGTCACTTGTATTAAAAAATAAATCTCCCTCATCTAATGAAGATCCAGGGTTTGAAGAACCAACTCTATATCTATCTGCAAAACTATTTACTCCTGCAATATTATCAGCAACATCAGATAAATCTGATACTACAGCTGATGTTCCTAATAATCCCATAGCAGTTACGTTTGCAGAAGTTGCTAATAAATCTAAATCAGTAATAACCGCAGAAGTTGCTAATAAATCCATATCAGTAACAACCGCAGAAGTTCCTAACAATCCCATATCGGTCACTACTGCTGAAGTTCCGAGTAATCCCATGTTGGTTACTACTCCTGATATTCCGAGTAATCCCATAGCTGTTACGTTGGCACTTGTAGCCAATAAATTCATATCGGTTACAATGTCGGATGTAGCTAATACATTTAAGTCTGAAACAAAATCGGAAGAAGCCAATGTATTCATGTCAGCAACCACATCGGTAGTTGCTAAAATTGCCATATCTGCAACAATGGCAGATGTTCCTAAAATTCCCATATCAGTGATTACACTTGCTACTCCAAGTAATGCAATTTCATCAACAACTGTAGCAACTGCTGTAACATCTGTTGTTGTGTTTAAAAATTCTAAAGCTGTTCCTCCACTATTAACTGATAATATTTTACTAGCTCCTAAAGCTGGAAAGGTTAAGTCATAATTTGTAGTTGTTGTTTTAGGTGCTCTAGGAGAAAACTTTAGATCTCTAGTATTCTGCTGAACCATAGTTGTTAATTTATCTAGTTCAGTATTTAATGAATCTACTTGGAATGCTCCTGCTGTTGGAAAGTCAGTCGATCTTGCAATCGACATATCTCTGTAAATAGTAACGATATCATTAAGGGTAGCTCCTGGACTCCCTAGGGTAATTGATCCACCTCCAGTAACTCCAGCTCCTGTAACGGAATAATAGGAAGCATTTGATGGAGATGCAGCGTAAGTTAGTAATGTTGTGCCATTATAAACTTTTAGATCTGCATTAGCAAAGAACTCAAAGTTTACAGTAAAAGAAGTTTGACTACCAGTTGCAGTATACTGTAGTCGAGGTTCTGTACTAGAAATAGTTATAGCCATATTATCTTAATCCTTTTTCGATATCATCAAAAAGATAGTCTAGGTAGAATATATTTTGTAGAGGAATTAATCTACGCACATTACGAGCAGTCCAGTGATTATATTGTCCTGTTCCTACATCATAAAAGATATCAAATATATTTGCGATCTGTCCTCCAGTGGGACCCAATACATTTCCCACTTTGGATTTCATACTGTTAGAGTATGGTCGATTAGATCCAATAAGCGGTCTTATACCGATTCTGTTATCCGATAAGGATTCAATAGATCTATTAATATCAACATAAATTCCACCAAGTCCTGACCTGTCAAATGCTGCCAATATTTTTTCACCTATAGGTTTTTTACCCCAGTCTTTTTGGAATCTACTATAAGTATAAAGAGCATCAATCATCATTCCAGATCCCATAAGCAATATAACACCAGCCATAAAATCTTCATCCATTTCCTGTAAGCCTCTCATCAACATTCGATGATGGGCTGCCATTACAAACTTTTTGAACTGGGCTATAGTGGAACCTAATTCAGTACTCATCCATAAAGGAGTATCCCCTAGTTCAGGTGTAACAATAGTTCTATTAACTTCCATATTCATTGCAGCTCTATAATGTTGTTTAGCGACAGTATCATCCCAAAGATCAGTTTGAGCTATAAGAATCTTTTTACCTTTGGTTCCATGTTTTTCATACTGAGCTACAATTCTAGCAGACATTGCTTGATCAATACCAGACGAAGCTAAAGTAGTTTTCCATTTAGTGGATAAAGTTCCCTTACTCCATTTAATAGAATCTTCCAATATTCTAGAACCTATAATTGTTCCACCAAAAGTTTTCATAAACTCTGTCCATCTGGACATTAAGTTTACATACATAAAATTAAAGTGAGATGCTTTACCTACCAATGATTCAGCTCTTGAAGTGATAGCGTACATATCTTTAATATCAGAAAAGAGCATAGCTCTATGTCCCGTAATCATATCAAGTGCTTCAGCAGCAGCTTGAGTTTCATGTTTACCCATCATTAATATTCTTCCATTAATTCCTTCAGAGTAAGCTTCTATTAATTGTGGAAAGGCTCTACGCCAACCAGTTACATGAATATTTCTAGCAACGTCAGGTAATGCAGCAAAGAATCCTGTTAGCATAGTTAAGGCATTATAGTGTTTGAACATTCTCATACCTCTACTCCACCAACGAGTGGGATCTCCAGGCAATCCATAAGTTCCCCTGATCATTTCCACCATAGCTTCTAAATCACCAAGTATTTGATTTTTTTCTTTTATAAGTTTACTTGAAAGAGTGGTGTCTTTGAGTATTGCTTCTTCTAATAATTTTCTATTATCCAAATCTAAAGCTAGTTTATTTATTCTATTTTCGTATTGAGCTAAAGATTCTCCTTTTAGTCTAAGATTTTTCCAATGAGATAACTCATGATAATAAATAAAATCTTCCCATTCTTTAACATTTTTGAATTGATTAGCAGGAAGTGGATTTACACCAGGAACTGTTGGTTTAGTCCAAGGTTTATTAACAAATCCAGATTTAATTGCAGCTTTGTTAATAAAAACAGTTCCTCCTCCTGAAGAATTTTTAGTAAACCAAGCTAATCTAGTTGTGCCAGAAGGCATCTTAGTTACTATTTTAACCATAGGTGCCATTAATGTTCTTATTCGGGTAGCATACTCAGATCTAATCTGTATTAAGCCATCCATCCAACCAGCTTCACCTGCGGCAGTCCTCCAACCAAGAGCATTAGCATCTCCATATCTTTTTGCTAAAACAATATCAGCAGATATTTGCCTATAGTATGATTTTAATAAGTAAAACATATCACTAACAACAAATCCGTTATCAATAAGTTTTAATTGAGTTATTTCATCGGGTGCAATCTCTCTGATTCTAGAAGATCTAGCAAATGTAGGTCTAGTGAATGCAAATCTTTCTGCTTCATTAGCTAAAGCTTTTTCCATTCTTACAAATGGGAAACTATGAGTAAGATCTTCAACAATCTCATCTAAACGAGTTAATAATCCATGTTTATTATTCCTCATAAAATCTTCTTTAAGCAATTGTTTAAATAATACTCTATTTTTTTCTATTGCAGTTCTAACATAGATCAAAGGTATAAAATTTTTAACACCAGTACCTGCTTCAGCAGATCTTATAGCATCTTTAAGTTTTTTAATTCTGGCATTGATTTGTTTAATATGCCAAGTAGCAAATTCGTCTTGTCCTGATATTAGGGTAGCTTTTTGAGCTTGAAAAACTGTTTCTGTTTCACCTTTTCTTACCATTCTATGTGCAACAGATTCCCAAAAGTTTAATTCTCTTTCAAGAGGATCTAATCTTAATTTATATTTGTTCATTAATTCTAAAAATGGTCCAAAAAGTTTCTCTTGAGTAACTCTAGCTGCTTCTGACACTTCTTGAATATCGTGTCTAAGATTATTAAGTCTAGCTCTTGTTACTTCAGTAGCAAATTCTGATAAAGACATAACATTTTTATTAAGTTGGTTAGCAAAACTCATTCCCACTTCAGATATAGGAACTCTTTGCTTTAATCTTACTAAATATTTTGAATACAAATCTCTGATTGCCTTATGAGCTTCAACTGGTTCTCTTTCCATTAGTTTTCTCTCTATTTCTGCTGACATAGTAGAGGCTTTATGTTCAAATTCTTTTAAATTTTTCTTTTGAAGCAGAGGTGTATTAAAAAGTTCTGTAACCATTTGTCTAGCTTTTAAAGAAGTAGCTTTAAGCACTCTAAAAACTGGAGTCCAAGGTCCATCTTCACCAAAAACACTTAAATGAGTTCTAACAATTTCTTCTGATCTTTTTTCAGCATTATAACTAAGATGTTTAGGAGCATCGGGGTTAACTCTAGATCCTGCGGTAGAAGGTGGAGTAACTTTATTAGGATCAATTAGTTTGCCTTCTTCATATCCCTTTTCAGTAAGAAGTGCTTCAGGAGAAAAAAAAGTTTCATCTGCTTTTTTAAAGTTACCTCTAGCAGCAGGAGGTATGGGACTTTTAAACTTGTTAATAATTGCAGGTAATCCATAACCCAAACCTATAGTCCAGGGGACAAATTCATCTTCCCTGGCAGGATCTAACCATTGTTTAGCAACTTCTTCAACAGTAACAGCAGTACCAAACTTGGCTGCAGTAA